GGCGACATTACAGCCGTTAACGTAACTAGCCCGATTACAGGTGGCGGCAGCTCTGGCGCTGTCACTATTGCTATTCAGGACGCAACTACAAGCGTTAAGGGTGCGGTACAGCTAAGCGACTCGACATCGACAACTTCAAGCGTTCTAGCGTCAACTCCAACAGCGACAAAAGCGGCATACGATTTAGCGGCTGCTGCTACACCTAAATCAACATTTACTGCTAAGGGTTCAATTGCTGCGGCAACAGCTGCTTCTACTCCAGCCAATTTATCCGTTGGAACAAATGGACAATTACTTTCTGCCGATTCAACTGCTGCGACAGGTTTAGCCTGGTCTTATGGTGGTAATCGGACAACATATACACCGACTTGGGGCGTAGTTTCAGGTACAGCTCCCACTATTGGAAATGGAACTCTTACCGGATTTTATAATCGGGTCGGAAATTTAGTTTATTTTCAAATTTTTATTGAATGGGGCAGCACCACTACTTCAGGCGGAGGCGCTTACACTTTCGGACTTCCATTTGCGATGAGTTCGACAAATAATGGCATTACTGGTTCAACTGAGATATTAGATAGTGGTACTGCTTGGTTTCGAGGGTATCAACCAGTTAGCGTCGAACAAGGTTTTACAGATAAATTTGTATTATCTGATAATGCGTCAAATGCGGTTAATTCTAATTTACCAATAATTTTTACCAACGGAGATCGAATTATTGTGTGGGGGGTTTACAGTGTTTAATTTCAATCCATTATTTCCAGAAGCAACGGATTCTCAAAAGTGGGAACAAATCAAGTTATGGCGTAACGCTGAGTTAGTTCGTACAGACTGGACACAAATTCCAGACTCATCGGCTGATAAAGCTGCGTGGGCGACTTATCGTCAAGCGTTGCGCGATCTACCTCAACAGGGTGGATTAGCGGACGAAGCAATAATTCCAAATGAACCTAACAAGCTATAACGGCTGGACGGCTTCGAAAGATCAAGCCGAAATCGGAATTAAGTCCTACGCAATACCGGGCACTAATCTAAAGATTCGCTGCGCCGAAGCTGTCGCACCCTTAATCGTCGGATTTTGTACGGAGTTTAACGAGCTAATCGAACCGATTGACGGCGGTCAGCTAGACGATTGGGGATACGCATTTCGCATGGTTAGAGGATCGACCGATCGTCTTTCGAATCACTCGAGCGGAACAGCTGTCGATCTAAACGCTACAAAACACCCTTTAGGCAAACGTGGCACATTTCCAGCTGAGAAAGTTCCAATGATTCGGGCGCTTGCTAAAAAATACGGTTTATTCTGGGGCGGCGATTACAAGAATAGAGCCGATGAGCAACATTTCGAAATTAACGTGAGTCCAAAAAAAGTCCTAAAGCTAATCGAAGCTTTAGGGTTAGGAGAAAAGTAATGAAAGAGCTAAAGGCAATACTGGCAAGTTATGGACGATCATCGCTCGCAGGAGCGTTAGCCGTTTACATGACAGGCGAAACCGATCCCAAGAAATTGGCTTATGGTTTGCTCGCTGGCGTTCTACCGCTTCTCATGCGTTACGCGAATCCTAATGACGTTACGTTCGGCGCGAAATCGAGTGAACGCTAACGACTGGGCTGCTATGGGCGTGGCAATAGTCACGCTCCTAGTGGCATTTATGACGGGTATTCGCTACCTAGTTAAGTATTACCTAAGCGAGCTGCGCCCAAATTCTGGGTCAAGCGTCAAGGATCAGGTTTCCAGACTTGAAACTAGGGTCGATGAAATATACAGCTTGCTTTTAAGCAATTCGACACGCCGTTAGTTAGGCGTAAGGCTTGAAATTGTCAGACATTTAGTTCACCCTATAACTAGGGAGCGAATAAGTCGCACCCGGAATCGGGAGCTAAAATGTTTACAGTATTGGAATTAGCGGGAGCTGTTATTCTCGCAAGTGTGGGCTGGTGCTTAGTAGGCTGGTCTATAGGCTTTAAAGCTGGCATGAAAGATGGCTACAATCGTGGGCGAGCAGCTGGACTTCGCTGGGCTACAGATCGCGTGAGAAATTCCTAATGGCGCTACCACTTGAGGGCTATGAAACCGTAGCCGAACGAATCGAGAAGTTTTGGGCACAATATCCAAACGGTCGAATCGACGTAAATATCGTATTTCAGGACGGAACTCGATATATCGTCCAGACGGACATTTACAAAGAGATCACAGACGCACTACCTTTCGCAACAGATTTCGCCGAGGAAATTAGATCAAATGCTAATCGCTTTCCGCTTGAAAATTGTAGTACCAGCTCAATAGGGCGAAGTTTACACACAGGCGGATTATCTAAATTCAGCGAAAATCATAATCGACCATCATTAGAGGAAATGAAACGCGTCGAACGACCAATCGTTACCGCACCAAAAGAATCCTTGCCAAATGGCTCATACGACCCTTGGGATATGACTCAAGCGGTCGCTGAGATCGGCGGGATACTTACCGGGCGATCCTGTTCTCATGGAGTCATGGTTAGAAAAGAGGGCGTGAACGCCAAAACGTCGAAGCCGTATAAGGGCTGGGTATGCCCAGACAATAACCGGGCATGTGCCATATGGGAATAACAAAGATCACGCTAACTAAAGATCAGGAAATCCAAGCAGCAGCAGCCGCTTTCATTTGCGAGTCCAAAGGCGTGGAAAATTACTATTTCCATGACCAATCAGCTCGAGGCAATATCCACGAATCGATAAGGCGTACAGCTGAAGCGTTAGGTGCTGAGATTGCGGCAGCCATGTATTTCGGGATTAAAGACTTTAAGCTCGAATTGGATAAGTTTAAAATCAGAGCCGACATAGGCAATCGAATCGAGGTCAAGCATACAAAATGGCTAGACGGACATTTAATCCTAAGGGAAAGGGATAGAGTCGAGGACTTAGCCGTCTTAGTCGTAGGCGAATCACCGACTTATTACGTTAAAGGCTGGATTCCAATTCGATCAGCTAAGACAAGTCGATTCAAGCATGATAAAGATAATTCATGGTGGATAAGCCAGCACAATCTTAATTCTATGGAGAATCTAAAGGAGTCTAACTATGGACAAATTGAAATTTGAGTGTAGGCGCTGTAAGCGCGAAACGTTACAGGTCGAACGCATAGTGACTGACTTACTTCCACCGGGCGTTAAGACGCTGGAGTGTACGGTTTGCGGCGTAATGGGCGTCTGCCTAGTGGGGAGTGAAAATGCCACAGCTTAATATCAAATGCGGCTGCGAAACAGCTCCAGAAATTGAAATAACAGTCAAACAAGGAATCGTTCCAATTGCGATAATTAGTTGCCAAAAATGCGATTTCAGTTACGTTTCAGTAGGCGGCGAGGTAGTCCGTGCCTAGTTACCTATATCGCTGCGACCAATGCGGGGGCGAGCTTGAGATGAGCCACTCCATACCAACTAATGGCGATCTTTCGCCTCTTTGCTGTAGTTATCCAATGATAAGAGTCTTTAGTGCGCCAGCTGTAATCTTTCGCGGTACTGGCTGGGGTGGTGATAAGTAATGCCATTTGATAACGATCATTATCTAATCAGCGATCGCACTTACCTTGCTATGTGTTGTAATGAAATTATGTTCCGTTATACCTGTCGTGTATGCGATGAGATTATGGGCTGTTACTACTGCGACTTCGACTATAACAAAGCTCATGACTGTAATGAATAGTTATCCACAGATACACAAAGTTATCCACACCCTGTGGGAATCGCCCAACGTCACGCTCAGAGTTGCGCGGTATTTGACATGTTCGGTACGCTCGAGGAACTCTGGTAGAGCCGCAACGCGGATAGCTCGAACAGGGGTTATCGTGCTATCGGCACACCTATGTCTAGCGGTCTCTACACCTAATTCAATGGCAATAGATACACAATCATCTAAAGATAATTTTAAACTTTACTTACATACAAGACTGGTTAAAGATAGTCAATACCAATGCGCTTATAAGCTATACATGAAAGAGTCTAAGTTCGATAGTCGAGCAATTAACGGATCGCACTATGGGATTCCACAAATGCGTAACAAAAAGCTATTGAACCTAGATGGTTACAGGCAAATAGACTGGGGTATCCGGTACATAAAGGCTAGGTATCAAAGCGATTACTGCTTAGCATGGAAACACTTCCAAGACAAGGGGTGGCATTGATGGCAAGTGCTGTGGATAATGGTACGTCTAGTCGATGGTCAAAGATCAGACAAAGGATACTTAAGCGAGATAGTTATTGCTGTCAACAAT